TTTACAAGAGGTGACATCTTCAGGTTCTTCTGGTATGCGGCAATTACTTCGTCGCTCCAGATTTCAGGGATGAATGTTGCTGCGGCTGTCTTATTGACAATGGAGCCACCGCCTACTGTACCGGGATAAGTTTGAGTCGCCATGATAAATCTCCTTTAGATTAGGCTACTTAACACGACCCTCGGCGTACGCTTGAAATATCTCTTCGGATAAAGATGCATAACGATCTGGGTCGGTCTTCATAAGTTTAATAATATCAGCACGACGATATTGTTTCTTACGTTGACTCTGGCCTGTTCCTCGGGCGTTACCTGTACTTGCAGACTTAACTTGTTGCTTACGTACTTGCTTCTCAACTGCTACTGTCTGTTGTGCTACAGAAGCTCTCTCCTTCCAGAGAGACAAGAGTTCATCAGCGGCGTCGTAATCATACTGCTGGTCTGCTTGTACAAACAATTGAGTCCTGATCTTAGAGCCTTTGATCCACTCAGCAAACTTGGTGTCCTTTAAGATAGTGTCCATCTCTGGATGCTTCTTAGAGAGTTCAGCCAAGGCGGTCTCTTTACGATACCTCTGAGTGACTTGATTAGCTTCTTGGATCTTAGGGTGGTTATCAATTGCCCTATTAACTGCGGCCTGTGGGTCAACAAAGAAGTCAGTGTCGTCTTCTTCTTGCTGTTGTACAGGTGCTTGTTGTTTGAGTTGTGTCTGGATGTAGTCATCAACAACACCACGTAATTCACCAACCTCAGAGCTTTGTTTACCTAGAAGCTTCTCAGCCTCTTGGTGCATCTGAACTACCTCTTGCAAGGACTTGTTCTGATACTTCTCTGGTAAGCTAGGCTCCTCTTGGGCTACCTCCTCTTCAGGAGACTCAATGGGATCCTCTGGTGCTTCTAGTGTCTCTACGTTACTATCGTTAACTTCTTCTTCCGAACGCTCGTCTACGAGTTGTGCTCGTGCCATATTATTAACCTTCTCCGCCTAACGGTTGTGGAGTTTATTTACGTCCTGCTTGCTCATGTTCTCGTACCCACTTCATGTGTCTACCGGGGAAATCCCCAGAGGCACCTTCTAGTACGCATTGCGTGGCAGAGACGACCCTTGTAGCGTTAGCACCGCAACCGCACCTACTGGTTGTTGTGCCTGCTTCTACAAATTCTTCAAACAAGTGACCATTGGTACACTTAAAATCGTATACTTTAATCATCACTAAAGTCTTCTTTGGCTTCCTCGTAAGCTTGCTCTACAGAGGATTCTAAGTTTATTAGATGGGATATAACATTAAGTTGTCCCTTCCTAAAATACATATCGTTAGTATCTTTGGTTGCCTCTAAAGAGTTAATCACCTTACCATTTGATTCAAACTCTTCCGTGAGTTGTTCCCAACCCTCGGTGTTAAAGAGGTCAAAGTATACATTGAAGTATCTTTCTAGTTCAGGGTTCATATCATCCTATATTCTTTAAGTGTTTATCTTACGTTATATTATAACATATTCTGAGGTAAATGTCAAGTGTTTTCTTTGGTATTATTTACGTTTCTTACCTTTGGAGCAGCTACAGCCTGCTTTGGCCTTCTTTGCTGCTGCTTTACCAGCTTTGGTGTATGGGTAGGACTTACCGTTGACTTTAGGCATTATCGTTTTCCTCTCTTGGCTGTTTTAGCTGCTTGTTTAAAGTTTTTAGCTGTTGGTGCTCCTTTAGCGCCTTTGGCTCTCATCTTCTCCTTGCTTCCTGCTTTGATACGCTTACGTTTAGCGTGAATGTTATCGTAGAGTCCTGCCATCACCATTTCTCCAAATCTGACCAATATGCCGCAGACATCTTGCCTTTGGCTATATTCTTTGCGTGTCGTGCCTTGAAGGACTTCTGACGAGCCGTGGGCTTCTTGTCACCAGAGACTCCCTGTTGTCCAAACCTAATGGTCTTAACCTTATCGCCTTCCTTGGCTACAACTACGTGTGACTTTGTAGGGTGACTAGGTGTCCTCTTAGGCTTGTTGTAGCCTGAGACACCTGCTCGTGTCAAACGTGGGTCTTTCTCTTTAGCCATGCTTAAGTCTCCTTAGAGGCCTTCTTAGAGGCTCTGGGGGCCTTCTGAGGGGCCTTGGGTACCCTGAGGAGTAGGTCCGACATTTGGCCCTCTAGGGCCTCTAGGCGCTCCTCTGTTTTCCCTAGGCGGTTGAACTGACCCTTGAACGCTTCGTTGACTTGGTTGATTAGGTTCTTTAGGTCTTGTTGTGTCATTAGCATTACGTTGGTTTCCTTGGTTGTTAACTTGTTTCTCTTTTAGGGCTACATTTGCTATCTCAAGGCGTTGCTTAAATGCCTTATCGTCAGCATCACCTTCTTTGATATTCCTAGTGATAGCCTCAATCTTCTCAATCTCAAGCTCCTGAGGGGCTAACTGCGCCTCCACAGTGTACTTCTGTGCCCTCGCTTGCGACTCGGCAGCCTGTGCAGCTAATGCGGCTGTCTGAGACTCTTGGAAGGCTAACTGAGCCTGCTGTGTAGCCTGTGCTGCCTGTTGAGCCTGTGGGTTAGGCTGCTGGGCTTTCTGCATAGAGGCTATGAGTTCTTCCCTGTTACTTAGGTTCATGTTATCTATGATACTTTGAATCAGGACAGGGTATATCGGGCTATCCTGCTTCATAGTCTGTAGGAGTTGCACAAGTTGTGTAACCTCATACTCACGAGCAATGATACCTAAGGTTGAGGTAGCGTTGAACTTATAGTCCTTCACAGGGTAGTTCTCAGGGTCAAACTGCATGTACCTATACGCAGCCTTCTTAACAAAGGGGATTAGGAAGGATTGTTGGAAGTTAATTAAGGTGCGCTTGTGACGTTTAATAATAGCGCCAAGAGACATAGAGATGCCAGCGGCAGTAGCTTCACCGTTAACAGCACCAGAGAGTCCTGCTGAGTCAACTGCTCCAGTAGCTTGTTGTACCATCTGTTGCAAGGAGGCTGCTTGGGCGAACGTGATCTGACCCACTTGACCAAAATTGAACGGCTGTAAGACTTCACGGGGATCTCCATTAGTTAAGATGGTCTTTCCGGGGCGTATCTCAGGCTTTGCACCTCGTGGGAACTTAGTGGCATCAATGGCTAACATAGGATGTATCGTGAGACTCAAGGCATCTATTCTAGCCCTAAGCTCAGTATCCAAGGCCTTTTGGCTGTTGTAGCCCTTCTCACAAACACCACGCCCCCAGAACATAGAAGGCACTACATCCCATGGGAATGCTACTATAGGCCTGTCTTGCATCATGTAGGGGTTAGCCTCGGCCTTCAGGAGAACACCGCCGTTGGCTATAACAACGATAGCCTCTACGTAACTGCTAGAGTCGTCAGAGGTTCCTAAGTCTTCATCTTCATCATCTAAGGCATCCTCAAGCATGTGCTTAGGTACTAATCCGTAGTACTTCGTTAGACGCACCTTGTCATCACTGTATACAGAGATGTCTTGGTCAGGCTCTAAGTTAGTATCTGAGGCTGCTGTGCCTACGTATACGTCCCTGTAGACGCCTTGCTCCTGTAGTTGTTCCACTAGGTGAGGACTTACAAACTCATCAATGGCTACGCCCATGGCGTCATCAATGGATGTGGCTATAGGGTCAATAAGGAAGTTCTGAGGCATCACAGGCTTTAACTTAACAACTACCCTGTCTGTAATGTTTACACCTACGGCCTGTAGTTGACCATCCATCATAGGCTCAGTAGCCGGGGCCATTTCCTTGATTTCCTCTAGGACTATCTCACCCACCCCTGTACCAAAGACTGCTGCGTTAATTAAGCATTCTGCGACAGCTTTACGTACCTTAGTATTCTCAAAGTCTTCGGTGAGCTTGTTCCTTAGGTACTGAACGTCCTCAGAATCTTTGTCGTTAACATCGTCTGAAATGTCAAACCACTTCCCTCGACCAAAGGTAGCTTCTTCCATCTCAGCAACATTAGATTCTACGGCCTGCTGTAACGCAGGACTAATTATCCGTGAGCGTTCTGACTTCCTCTCGGTATCCGCAGGATCCCAAATGCCACGCCAAAGTCTATAGTACTCATCAAACTTCTCTTCGTAGTTACTCTGGTAATTGTCTCGCCAGTCTTCGCACTTTGTCATTACCCAATCTTCCAATGACTCTTGGGCTAGGATAGGGTCAGGGCTGTATAAGTCATCTTTCATAATTAGTATCCCGCTACAATATCTAAGATTTCAAGCTCGTCTTCTACGAACTCATGTATCCCATAAGGGATGGTCGCTAATTGATCTATGTAAGCCAAAGAGTCCACTAAGTCATCGTGTGTCAGTGGATCCGGGAACTGGAAGAGTTGATCTAGGAATCTAGCGTTCCACTCCCCCTTGTTCAAGCTTATTACACCGTTCTCAAAGCGCCCTTGCAACGCCCACATAATACGGTCTGTTTTCTTCTTATTACCGTGGGTTAACTCTTCTACCCTAAAGTACTTCCCGTGCTTCCTCTGGAGATCCATGAGAGGACTCATTACTGCTTGCTTTGCTATGCCCCTCTCGATACCTACTGAGATAGGCTGGTAGTCTCTGACTGCTTGGAATATCTTCATAGCAGTTTCATCTAAGGTCCACCTACCGTATATAATGTTGTCTACAAACCAGTCACCGTCGTCACCAACCTTGACTACTGAGATTGCAGTCTCATCTAACTTAGAACTCTTAGTTCTCTTCTTACCTACTTCCTCAAAGCCTGCGAGGTCAATGGCTATGTAGTAGTCTCCTGCTTCCGGGGACTCTCCGTAGTGTACCCAGTCTTCCTTAAACATCTCTGAGCCAACAGCCTCAAAGGACGCCATGAACTCCTGACGAAAGGCGTAAGAAGACATGGACTTCTTGGCGACGTTAATTTCATCAGGGTCGAGTAATGGGTTATCGTAGCTTGTGAAGTGCCACCCTGAGTAAGTCTCATCATCGCCCATCTCCGCATACTTATAGAGTTCATAGAAGTGATTACGACCCATAGGTGTCCCTATGAACATCGCGTGTCCCTTCTGGTCAGCCAATGCTGGACGTAAGACCTGCTCCCAAACATCAGGCTTCATATCTGCGTATTCGTCCATCACTAGGAACTTTAGGCTTACACCACGCATAGTCTCTGGTCTATCTGCTCCCTTAAGCGTAATCGTGGCTCCATTGACTAACTTAAGTTGTAGGTTGTTAATGTGTGACCCTGTGATAACATTGTGGCCTAACTCTAGTAGGGTTTGCCACATAATGTCCCTAGCTTGTCCTTGCGTAGGAGCTACGTAGAAGACATGGCCCCTGTCTGACTGTAGGGCATTAATGATTAGCAGCCATGCAGCTAACCTAGACTTCCCTGTTCTTCGGCCAGCAGCGACTACCTTGAATCTCGTAGGATCCTCAAATACCTTGGTTTGCCACGGTAGTAACTCTACGTTAAGGTCAGTCATCTATGTCGTCTATCTCATCTTCCGTTAGTTCCCTCTCAGGAAGCCCTAGGCCCTCTATGGAGCTATAAAACTCCTTTAGATCCTTGAACTTATAGAGGACCGCTGGTACTGCCCTACGACCTGTAACCTTCTCTACAAAGTCCCACCCCTGCTTCCCCGGAGGTATCTGGACATAATCATAGTCCATGTTTACCGATGTTAACTTCTTACGTACTGCCTTGCATCCGTGGCACCAGTCGGCACCTATGACAACAAAAGACATCTAAGTTTCCTTGTTTTATCCGCCGTTAAAGTTAACAAAAGTTGCCGGAGCTTCTAGTAGATCAAAGGTGACTACGACTTCCATGTTTCCTGAACCTCCTGCTGCTGCCTTGATGACATCTCCGGGCTGTAACACAAACACAGCATTGCCGTCAATAAGCAGATACTCTTTAGAAGACACGTTAGTTCCGTTTAGTATGTAGATGTCAGGGTCTGGAGTTTTGTCTACAAACAGCGTAATGTCGTTAGTAGAGTTGTGCAGATTAGAAACAAACGCCATTGTCCAGTGGGCAACGTAGCCACTAGGAATAGTCACAATAGTTTGCGTAGAAGCGTCTGTTAAGTTTACATTCTTCGTATATAACATATCAGTATGTCCACATAACAGGCGTAGTTTCTCGGAGGTCTACGTGCACAAATGTATCAGCCACGCCTATACCACTGAACCCTAGGGCCATCGCGTGTCTAACCAAGGTGTGCTTCTGTGATCCAGAGGATACCTTGATGTCACTCGCTACACCTCGGGCATGAGTTCCCGGAGAAGACTTAGAAGCCTCTATGGAGTGCTTAGGGCTTCTGTAGCCACTCGTGATGACAAAGGGGAAACCACATAAGTCCCTCAGGTCATCTAGGACTTCTAAGAAGACTGGGGACATCTCGTTTTCCCCCGTCTCTTGACAGTCGAACTCTTCGATCTTAAAGTACTTCACCGGAATCTCCGTCAATAACGTCACCTGATGAAACTTCGGTAGCTCCAACGCCTGTGATGTTTATCTGTATAGCACTCCTACCAGCATCCTTGATTACATCCTTCTCAAAGGCCGCTGTGGGGGCTATACGATCCATTATTAGCTTCCACGCAGCCCCTTGGTTCTTATGGTCATCGTCTAAGGCTGCATCAAAGATAGCCTCTAGTACCTTCTTAGACTTAGGACTACTGAGCATCCTAGCTTTGTATTCATTGATTATACCAGCGTCACCCTTAGGCCTACCAACCTTACCTCTGTTACCTGCCTTCTTAAGGTCTGTGGTGGCCTTAGGGGGCCTCCCACGCTTCTTAGGAATACTGGGTTCTTCTGTAGACATAAGTTCTCCTCTGGATGCCTATGCTGCCTTATGTTTTACCTGAGTCCCCTATAGTCTAAGTACCCTTTGGATTCCCTAGTTCCTAAAGGGGTAACCTTAGAGGGGATCTTGGTAAACCTATTTAGTTACCTCCTAAGGTGGCCTTTGTTGTATTCTTTAAATTATTCATTAAAGTATTCAACTAAGGTGCAACTAAGGGTAACTTAGGTGGCGCGAAGTCCCTCTAAAGTGTCTCTTAGAATATACTATATATTATAACATATTTTAGAGTAAATGTCAAGGTATTTCTTTGGTAATAATCACACTACTAAGGATTCTTAGGTCTCCTTTGGTGGCCTTTTAGCCCCTAAGGTGCCCTAAGGTGTACTTTTGGTAAACTTTAGGTATACCAAGGGGTTACATTAGGTAACACTACACCTAGTTTACTTAAGTTTTACCTAATTTTACTCCTTTAGTTTCCTAAAGTTCCCTATTTTGAGCCTAAGGAGGTACAACTATAGTAATCAAGACGCAACTCCGGCCCCCCGTGTCGAAATAGCCTCGGGATCCCAATGGTACCATGGCTGACCCGAGATGTCAAGAGAAAACATTGGTACTATTCACGTTGACAAGCCAAGCTACTTGTGTTAGCCAAGGATCCAAGGGGTAACACAAGGGGCAACCTATGTCAAGCTTAAGGTGTGGTAATATTTACGTTGACATGGGTTGCTATTCGTGTTAGCCATTGGAGCCTAAGGCCTACACGAGGCGCACCTAAGGTGCAACCTAAAGTTGTGGTATTATTTACGTTGACAAAAGTTGACAAGTGAGGGCCAGAGAAGGTGCTTCTGGGGGGTACTTAGGCCTACCATAGATCACCTTGGGCTGTCAAGTGTTGACAAAGGGTAACCAATGGTGTACTCGCGTTATACCTTTTATATCACGCGCACACGCGAATAGCACATCCAAGGAGCCTATGTCAACTAAAGAAGTTTGGTAATATTAACATCTCAAGGGGGTTGCATCTCGGGCCAACTGAGGTATAATGGTTACATCAACTAAGGGAAGCCACAGGGGCAACCTAAGACAACCTAAGTAGGGAAAACAAGTTATGGATTACTACCGATTAGCAACCCGATCACCCGAGGGCGCTCAATGGCTGGGAGACAGCCTGTACACTAAGGGCGAGTTTGAGGCTCTAATGTCAGAACACGAGCGTTCTAAGTGGACTGGAACATGGTCATCGGATGACGGGTTTGAGTACTGGCCCGTTCTTGAGGCCATCAAACGCAGTAAATAAACGTAAGTAACCCTTGACAGCCTAGGTACCTTAGGGTACCTTAGGCAACCTAAGACAACCTAAGTAGGAACCTAAGTTATGCTAAAGTTATCAAAAGCCTCTAAAATGCCCTGTCG